AGTGCCGATAGCATTCTGGGTGACCGTAGCCATAGTTGTACCGGACGAGCAAACAGCGACTTGGAACAGAGTATCAGGATCATCAGCGACCACGGCGAAGATTTTAGTCCCCGACTTGATTTGCTGGCTGGCTGGGTAGTACTGTTGTTGCTGGATTTGACCAGTAGAAGCGTTGGTGAAGCTAACGCCAAGGAACACGCCGCAAGGGGTATTAGCCGTTGTGCCGAGGTCTTTTTCGATAGTACCGCCAATAACGCGCTTAACAAAATCGCCGTAGAAAATGTTAGCGTTATAACCGCTTGCAATTTCCATCAAACGAGTTGCACCTGCAAATACTTGACCACCAATCAAGTTGATTGGTTTTAGCCCGTAAGGGGCATTTACCGTTGGATAAGCCATTTAAGACTCCTTAAAAATTTAAGTACCTTTGCCGAAGCTGGACGAGGACTTACGCTCTTGGAAGAGCGGCATCCGCGCATCGCTTTGACGCATAAAACTATTGTCCACAGCATCTGTCTGAGATTGCGTAACTTTGGCGAAATGGCTATTTCGCTGTTGTACGAACTCAGTAGGTGTCTTGCAGAGCAGCAGCCCGCCAACCTCAATGTTGTCCTTAAAACGACTATTGGGATCGGCTAACAGTCTAAATTTGGGTTGTTCTTCGAGTGCAACAGGCTCCCAACCTTCTCGGAGTTTGGCCGATAAGTTACGTGGGTCAGCGTTGTTCATTGTCGAAACACGAATCCAGCGGTAGTTGTAACCCGGCTCTTTGTCTGGCTCGGGTAACAGGTCAGGTTGCGCCCACTGCTTAGGACGCTCATATACCGCACGTGTTGTCAACTCGCGTGTGAGTTTGTTGTCTTTGATATCAGCCATTACGGGCCTCCAATTCAAGTTGTGCCTTTACATATTGCTCAGGCGTTAAACCTAGCTTTCGGGCGAGATTTACTTGGCTTTGCTTTAGCTTGACCTTGGTGGGGGCCGTGCTACGAACTGCCGGGGCGACAACGGTGCCGAGTCTTGTGCGGCTTTGTCTATTGTCTTCTGGGCTTTCAAATTTCTCTGAAAACCGTTTGCGCATTGTATTGTCCAATTCGCGGTAATACTCTTCAGAACCAACCTCTACACCATTGTCTTTCAGGTCTTCGTGTAGACCTAAAGCAAAGGCCGTCATACCTCGATCCTGTCCAAACCAGCTATTACGCTTTTGCCACGCTACTGCTTTATTGTCCGGGTCAGGTACATACGGTGCAGGTTGATACTGCACAGGTTGCTGTTGTACAGGGGTTTCATCCTCTTGTAAAGAGGGCATGCGAAAGTTTTTTACCTGCATGGATTTCAGGTTGGCCATTTGCAACGCTTGGTTGGCCTCCATCATCTTGTCAGAATCACCCGCCTCATAGGCTTCTTTGTAAGCACGCTGGGCAATCTTCAACTCCATATCAGCGTTACTCTGAATGGTAGTGACGTATTCCTTCTCACCCGTACTTAGAATGCCTTTGATGCGCTTGTTCTCTTCAAGCAGGCGTTGTGCCAAACCAACAGCTTCGTGTTGTTCGCGTATTGCGGACTCTTTCTCACGGCGCTCGTCATGCCAAACCTTGCGCATTTGCTTGAGTTTGGTCTTAACGTTGTCATCGTATTGGTCGAGTTCGTCCTTCTCCAACTCCTCAACGAGGGGCTTGGGCAGGGGTTGACGGCCACGGTCTTCAGCCGGGGCATCGTCTTCAATCTCGATTTCGATTTCGGGTCCCGCGTTTTGTGCGGGTTTACCCTTATCCTCGATTTCATCTGGGAACTTGAAATCTTCTTTGTCAAATGAAGGCATTTTGTGCTCCTTTTATTTGCGTTTGATGCCGCGAGGATCGTCTACAACGGCCTCGACAGTATCGTCATTGATGATGCGGAACTCACGGCCATGTATGACCAAGCGAGAACCTGAATGCGGGCGCACAAGGACAAAATCGCCCTGCTTACACCACGGCCCGTTAGGGAACTTAGATGGGTCTTGATAGCAGTCTGGCCCCATATCAACAACAAACAAGACCGTTGTGAGGGTCTCCTCGTTGCGCATAGTTTCATCAGCTTTAATCAAGCCTACTTCACTGTCCTCAAATTCTGCTTCCGCCTCTGGTATGGCGCAAAGAATCCGATAGCCCGATGGGCGGGGCAGTTGTTTGCCTTTTTCCTCTGCGGTTGCAGCAAAGTTATAGGCTCCCACAACTCGTGGGTTGTTAGCGTCTGTAGCTAACAGGATTGAACTAGTCATCCGAAGTCTCCATTCTATGTTTCAGGTCTAGGGTGTATCCCCGCATGATGAGTAGACCGCGAATCTCACCACACAGTTTCTTGTACTCCTCAAAGGACTCGGCCTTGCCCTCGGCCAAGTACTCTTTGAGTTGCTCGATTTTCTCGTCCGCTTGTTGGATAAGAACCTCAAATGCGTTCATCATTCACCTTTCGTTGGTTTGTTTTGTTGCCGCATCTGAATGCGCTCCTGCATTTGACGCAGTTGCTCTTCATGACTCTTGTTAGAGAGTTGCTTCAGGATGTCCACACCTCTGTCCATCATGCGGCCTTCCTTATCGGCGTTCATCTGCACAGCGGTCTTCACTGCGTCCAGCTTGAGGCGCTTGTCATCAGTGGCGGTCTGTGCCTGAATGCGCTCACGCTCAATCTGCTGCTGTGCTGCTTTGATAGCGTTGTCGGCCTGATCTTTGGCGGCTTTGCGCTGGTTGTCTTGCTCTTTAAGTTGAAGCTCTTTCATCTGCATTTGGACAATCGGGTCTTGCGCTTGTTGTTGCGCCTGAGCCTGCTGTGCCTCTTGCATATTCTTCTGGAGCAACTGTTGTGCAGCTTGTGCCAACATGGGAGACAGCCGCGCTTCCACCTCTGGAGACATCTGAACTTCCTCGCCGGACTCGTCTATCTGCGCTGGCAACTGCATACCAAGCGTCTGCTCGATCTGCTTGCGGTACTCGAACCCTAAGTGCTCGTTGATGTGAGCCATCATGGCTGACTGCATCGCAGGTGCCTGTGGGTTGTTTTGCAAGAGCGCCATGATCTTGGGGTCTTGCATCGCGGCCATGTGCACAACAATGTGCGCCTTGTGGTCTTGAGAGATAAACGCCTTGACCGGCTTGCCCTTGAGCACGTTCTGGTTCTCCGACACAGGGTCTGTGGGCCTCTGGTCATCGTCCATCGGCACAAGTTTTTGTGCGTCTTTAACACCCAACACTTCTAGCATCTGACGGTGCAGGAGCGGCAAGTTATACAACTGCGGCGCACCTTGGGCCAACTGAATCACAGCTTGGTACTGCACGATCTTCTGCGCCATTGTTGACGCATTAGGATCGCTGACGGGGATCACGTCCACGTCATCGTAGTCAGACTTCTTGGCTTTGCGTGAGCCTTCGCTTGGCTGGTAGTCGTAATCGTCAGGTGTGTACTCAGCGATGATGTTCTTGAGCAGACCCAACTCTTGCTTCATCGAGTAGTGCACACGTGCCTGAATGGCCGACATGTTCTTGAGCGTTCTCTCCAGAATCGCCAAGGTAGTACCCACAGGCGCTTGCGCACTCATGTCACTGAGCGTCAAGTCAGCCGTGTTGGCGAAGCGTCTGCCCTCTTCAACGATCTGACCGAGCAGCGCCATCAATGTCTGGCTAGGCTCTTTGTACGGCAGGGGCAGCAAGTTGTCTTTAAGTGTGCCGCTGGCCACGTCCGCATCGCGCCACTCGCCCGGAGCAATCGGTGTATCGTCTCCCTTAACCCGCATGCCGCGAGTCTTGAAGCCGCCGGGCAGGTTACTTAGCGTACCAGCATCAACAAGCTGACGAATAAGAGAAGTGCCTGACTTAGCAAAAGCGCCGATGAGGTGAATGAGACCAAAACAGTAGAAGCCAAATCCCGGAACGTATCCGTAATGGACGAAGTGTTGGCGTTTTGCGTAGGTGTCATCATCAGGCTCCCAGTTGCGGCGAATAGCCAGCACGTTGCTGGTTCCTTTTTCAAGGGTAATCACATACGGCAGCGCGATGCCCGTCTTCTCGCCCTTCTTGTCCTTGTGCTCATAGCCCTCAAGGTCGAGGTCTACGTTCATCTCCAAGAGTTTGAAGCGGTTATCAGACGTGGCCCTAAAGCCCATCTTCTCGGCAATCTTCTTCTCGACTTCATCGAGCACGTTATCAGGTGTGCCCAAGTCAATGTCGCGGTAGAACCCTGCCACTTGCAGCTTGCGCAACTCGTTCTCGGTCTTGCGCATCACATGGGTAATGCGAGGAGAAGACTGCAAGTTGGACGCGCCGTAAGGCACAACGATGTCTTCCGCAGGAACGAAGAACGACACCTGACGATCCAGTGACGGATCGAAATACACCTTCTTGAACGCATTGCCAGACAGACCCAGACCCCACAACATGCGCTCATGCTCTGGCCTGTATTCCTTCATCACGTCTGTCAACTGGTAGTTCATGTCGTCTGCCACACGCTGGGCAGACTCTTTCTTGGCGGGGGTCTCTTTACCAATGATCTGGGTCTTGACTGGCCCAGCGGCTGGGAACGTTGCCATCATGGTCTCGGACTGGAACTTCACCAGCGCCTCAGACAGCATGGGGTGGAACACACCACACGCGCCTTCCCACGGCTCTGTTCGCTCTTCGATCTTCATGCCCAGCAGTTCTAGGCCATCGACATAAGTCTGCATCCAGTCCTTGCGGCTGGCTACGTCCTCGTCATAGTCGCTGATCAAATCTTCGGCCAGACTCTGCAAAACCTCTTCGCTGATCTCTTCAGCCAAGTTGATGTTGAACTCGTCTCCCCCTTCTGCATCAGGGTCGATCTCAATTTCCAACCCGTCCATGCCAATCGTTACTGACTCAGGGTCTTCGATCTCGATCTCAATCTGCGGAGACG